CGGTTATCTCATTCTTTCAAAATTATTTGTCCTTTTCTCAGGAACTCGTATAACCTATTATTGTTTCTCACTGTAAAGTAGAACAATGTTTTCTCATTCAGATTCTGAAATTATTTCATCTACCTGGGCATTATCTGAACAACATGCGCAAGCCTGGTTGTTCATGGTTGCCCAAATCCTCCAGGGAAAACAACTCCCACAAGCTCCATCAACTCCCTCCAAAGAATCGCAAATTGAAATGCGGCGCTTTATTGTTGACGGAAATGGGGATTATATCAACAGGAACGAGCATCCCAACACGCCCGAGGGCAGTATTGGCGTAGTACAAATTGCCGGGCCTATGGTGAAATATGGTTCCTGGTCCAATTGGGGATCTGATGAACTCGTTTTTTTTGCAGAACAGTTTGACCGCGACCCCAATATTATAGGACAAATCTGGCTAATGGAAACTCCCGGGGGAACAATGACCTCCATTGCACCATATCTGGAATTCCTGAAGAAAAAATCAAAACCCGTTATTGGCCTTGCCGATATTTGCGCCAGTGCCGGCCTTTATGTAGGTGTTGCGACAGATAAGCTATATGCCCGCAACAATATTTCGGCAATGTTCGGAAGTGTTGGGGTAATGGCCACAATTGTTGATTATACCGAATATCTTAAAAATCTGGGGGTAAAAGAACATGCGATCTACTCTAGTGTGTCCTCATTTAAAAATAAAAGTTCCAAGGAAGCCCTTAAAGGCGACTATTCGGAATTTAGAAAAGAACACCTGGATCCGCTCGCGATCCAATTTCAAAATTTCGTTAAACAATCCTGCCCAAACTTAAAGACAGACGTGGAAGGCATTTTAAAAGGAAAGATGTTTTATGCCGAAGAGGCAAAAGAACACGGATTGATTTCTGGAATTGCAGATTTTGAAGAAGCAGCTGAACAGGTAAAATTTCTGGCGGGTGCCAGATCATTTATGTTTCAATAACCAAATACTTAAAAACCAATGAAAAAGTTAGCAGCAATGTTCCCGCTGATTTTTGCCTTCCTGAACATCAACATGGAGGACAAATTGAAAGCCAAGGAAACCCTGGAATTGTCCGCAGAGGACAAAGTTAAACTTGATGCGGCCGCGAAAATTGAAGGCTTCGCAGAAAAGTTTAGTAAAGATTACAACACGGCCCTTGCCAATGAAGACACTGATGAAGCAATGAAGCTTGTGAGTGCTTATATGAAAGAGGCCGGAGGAGAAGATGAACCTGTGGATAAAACAGGAAAAGAAACTTCTGTGGAGAAATCAGCAACCGCCGATGTTAAAAAACTTATTTCCCGCCAGGCGCAGCTTGAAGGTGAAATGAAAGTTTTGAGGGCCGAAAACAAAAAAATGTCTGAAACCCCAGAGGGCGATGATCTAGTCGAAAAAATTAAAGGAAGTGCAATGAAGAATTCTAAAATGGCGCATTCCAAGACTCACTTGTTTGCGAGCAATGATCCTTGGAACGAATTTGCCGGCAGACCCTGGAACGAGGCAGCCAAACAGGCTTTGGCAGGTGAAAGCATCACTGCAGCCACCAACTGGACAGAAACCGCCAACATTGACAAGTTGAATTCTGATATTCAGGCTTATTTCCGTAAAGATCCTATGTTGGTTCATTCTACCCTGTTGGACGGGTTGCAAATGAAGAAATATGTGGAGCTTGTAAGTGGGGTAAGTGATGAATATGTGTACACTACCATTGCAACAGGTGAAATCACTCAATCTTTAAAATCCAAATTCTTACCAAAAAACAAAGCGAAGTTTGAGGCTGAAATTGGAAAAGTAAGGGATATCCAAATAGACATGCTGTTTAAAGGATATGAGTTGAAAAAACTTGAAAAATCTTACCTGAAAAACATTGCTTCTTTGGGAATTACAGATTCCAACCCTCACAAACTTATTTATGTGAATTATGTGGTTGCCGAAATTATGAAGCGTGCACGTAAGGAGGATAAAATAGTGATGGGACGTGGAGTTTACTTCAGTGATCCAGACAGAACTACTCCTGCCAGCTTTATGAATAATTTTGATGGCTTCGTTAAATTGATCCTGAGAGCAAGAGGCACTAAATACAACGCATTTAAAGTTGGGAAGCCTACCTCTCAAAATATTTACGATTATATAAATACCATGTGCGAGCTCTTGCCGCATGATGTGAAGATCCTGCCTGAATTGCAATATGTTCTTTCTCCTTTCTGGAAAAGAAAATACAACGAAGCCAGGAAGAATATTTATGGAGGAAATACCAATTACACAGGTGATACAGATACAGTAGATAATTTTGCCAATATAGAATTGGTTACTTATGACCAACTTGAAGGCGAAGATTTGATGTACATCACCACAAAAGACAATGAGTATGGTTTGACCGATAAGCCGGGAGAAGATGGATTTATCCAGTTTCAAAAAGGTGGGGAAGATCCAAGGGACATCAAAGCTTTTGGAGATTACAAACTGTCTACTTTTATTGCCGTATTTGGACGTAAACAATTAGATCTGGCAGCAGATAGTTATGAAAACCAATTGTTTTTCTCTAACGATGTGGAAGCATTGACAACTACTTATGTACCAGTTGCCGCAGATGATGCCACACCTTCACTTGCTATTCACAATTCCCTTGTGATAGGAGCAAATAACACACAGGCCACAGACATCACCACTTTTGATGATGCAACTGTTGGATCACGGGTTTATGTAACAGGAAACAAGGACACTTTAGTTTCTACTGTTAAGAATAACGCGAACATTATTCTTGCATCCGGAGATTTTGCCTTGACCAATGGATCCTTACTGGTGCTTCAGGCATTGGCAGGAGGAAAATTCATTGAGATAAGCCGGAAAGTTGCCGGAGCCGCAGCGCCTGTTGTGGAGATAGCACTTGCTGCTGATGCCACTACCGCTGATGCTGCTGATGGTACTTCATTCGTGACCGTTGCCAACACTGTAGCAACTGCCATTACAAACATTGACAATGCCGTTGTTGGAGAGCAATACACCATTAAAGGTGGATCTGCTACCAATGCGACCACCATAGCCAGCGCGGGGAATTTCTTCCTTTCAGCTGCTATAACCCTTAATGTGGGTGTATATATCACTGTAGAATTCAACGGAAGCAAGTTCATAGAAGTTGCCCGAGGATAGTTATAACGCCCCTGGGAAACCGGGGGCTTTTATTAATCTTTAATATTAAAAAAGATGTCATTTATAAAAGTAAATATCCCGAAAACCAATATTGCCGGGGCCGGAGCGGCTCAAGGAAAAAACACCAATATTGTTTTATTTGATTGGGCAGATGTATTGAGCACTCCAACCAGGGACAGTAAAGGAATAAAAATGGCGGGGAGTTTTGTCTTCAAGCCGGGAAAATATGCCATTAAAATATATGCTACTTCCAGTTCCATTTCCTTGCCACGTTCAAGCGAGGGCGAAGAAGATTCCATGTCTTTCCAGGCATTGCCAGAATTCACTCATCCGGGTTCTCCTGTAGAGCTTGAAGAAATGTTGGCCAATTTGACCAACAGGGCACTTGGTTTGGCCGTGGAAGTTGGGGATTGTGACGGCAGTGAAGCTCCTTATTACAAAGTGTACGGAAGCCGCTGTAACCCATTGAGCCTTATGGTTGAAGGGACAGATAACAATGAAGGTGTGAAAGACCTTATCAAATTTCAGCAATTCAGAAGAAGTCAGAGTTTACCGGGACGTTACTACAGTAATTTCACTTTTGACGAAGCCAATTTGGTTGCTGTTGATGCCGTAGCTGTAGATGTTGCAGCAGGAGATGGTGAATACCAACTTCAGGACAACACCATAGCAACTGCAATTGCCGATCTTACCAATGCAGAACACAACGGTACTTATACCGTGATAGGCAGCGGTGGGGCCAACCCAGCAACTATAGCATCTGGAGGAAACTTTATCCTTGCAGCCGCTACGGACTGGACAGGACTTGCCGGGGCGCGTATCACGCTTAAAGCATACGAACAGGCCGCTGGCGTATTCGTGTTCTTTGAACATAGCAGAAGTGCATAGTTAGTTAGTTAGTTAGTTAGTTAGTTAGTTAGTTTTTTTAGTTAGTCAGGGGAAATCCGCTTTCAGCAATGAGGGCGGATTTTTTTTATGGATAAAATTCGTGCGCAACGGCCCTGATTCGTGCAAGTCGTGCGTTTTGCCGTGCGCAAAGAAACCCTGTGATTACAAGGGTTAAGCTCAGGTTATTTACTTGTGCGCACGATTGCACAGCTTTTTGACCACTTTTCGAGAGGTGTTGTTACCTCTTATGTCCTTTTGTTACCTTCTTCAAAATGCTAGGTTTGATATTCAAGATATAAAACACCAAAAAATCAGCATTATGAGCCACAAGCAACGTGTGATCGACTTCATTAAATTTGACCGCAGCCTCACCGGGGGCAAGAACCTTTACAATTCCCTTCCAAATAAATCTTTATCCTTCCTGGGCAGCTTTAATAGGATGAACGACACTGAGGCAGAGCGCAAGCGTATAGCTTATGAATTATGCAAGGCCGTGGGGCTTGAAGAAAGGCAAATGCTGGCACTTTGGGGAACCAAGGTGCAATCGCAACCGGAAGAGGAGAAAGAGCAGCCTGAGATGGTTGTGGTAGATCCTTCAAATGATATTTCTTCAGGCATAGCTTATTTATTAGCTTTTAATCCCGCTACCGCAGAGTGGAAAGAGATTCAGGAATTAGCAGGCGCATTATCTGATGATAGTGAACGCGATCCTGAAGGCCGTAAAAAGGTAGATTTACTTGCCTTTATAAAATCGGAAAGGGAACTGGCAATTGTGGAAACTTCAAAAGAAGTTCCTATAGAAGTCAAGAAAACCATAAAACTGCGGGAGCAATTTCCATTTTTAAGGGAGAAAGATTGTCCGGACGTATTAAAACTCCTGATAAATGAAATGATCACTGCTTATGAAAAATACAAGGCAGGGCGCAGTCAGTTGTTCGCTTCGCTTACCGCTGAAGAAGAGGGATTGTTGTCCCGTGATATAGTCGATAATTTCATCGAGAACAAACAGGCTTTTGCTGAACTGGAGCATTATAAAAACAACGGGCAGATCCTTGGCGCTCATCCAATATTCGAAGCGCAAAAAATCAAGGAAGAACTGGATGCTTTAAATGCCGAAGAGTTGAGTTTGAAAGCCAGTGCCCTCAGGAAAAACATTTCTACCAACAAGAGGAAATCGGGTGAAACCGAAAATGTGGAAGACCAGGCGAAGTATGATGCTGCCGTGGAATTATATAGCTGGCAAGCTCAATATGTAAAATCCTTGCTCAAAAAGAAATAATTATGAATGCAAAAGAAGCACGAGCAAAGTCGCTGGAAAACCAAATGACCAGGGAAGAAGCTTTAAAGGAAATTAAACTTCAAGCTGAAATTGGTTTTACTAGTTGTATTCTTTGTTTCGGAAAAAACCTAAGCGATTCAGCTGCTATGGAACTTATGAAAGATGGGTATAAAATTAGTAAGCATATAGATCCTATGAACGGATGTGAATTCTATAAAGCTGATTGGTAAATGAATTATGACAATGCCATCTAACAAAATGATATTGAATGAACTGGACAGCCAGCTCCTCGCAGATGTGAGGAAGCTGGCTTCTTGCAATTTTGGCCCCAGTGATATTGCCTTGAAACTGGGAGTGAACAAATCCAGTTTCCTGAATATCTGGCGGGACAAGAAATCTACTATTCGGGAAGAATATGAAGGCGGGCGGTTGGATATTCAGTATATAAAATTGAAGGCTTTAAAGAAGGAAGTCAAATCCAGAAATATTACGGCCATCCAGATCCACGATAAGATGGTTTTGGAAACCGAATTTGAAACCAAGAAAAAAGAAATATTCGGACTTGAGTAAGATCATGGAGAAAATAGCAGAAGGCGAACATTATCAACTATTGGAACAATGGTCGGGTGATGAGAGCGTGGTCCTTCCGGATGAAATCCACGACTATGTGAAACAATTGGAATATGCCAGGGGTTTTATTTATTCCGGCGCTTCCCCCAATAACGCATCCAGAAAATTAAAGCTTCATTTCCCAGATCTTTCCATGAAGCAATCCAAATCCCGCGTACGGGATGCCGTGGAGTACTTTTATATTGATGGGGACTTAAAAAAGGATGCTTACCGCCATATACATTACGAAAAGCAGATGTCGGCAGCGCAATTGGTTTTGGAAACCGCAAAGTGTGCAAGCGATATAAAGATTGCTTCCGATATTTGGGTGAAGGCAGGAAATCTCAAACAACTGCACCTGCCGGATGTAGAACAATTCCCGGAAGGAATGTTTGAACAGAAATATAAGATTTACTCTTTAGATACTTCAGATGTTGGCCTTCCGGAATTGGCAGACAGGAACAAGCTGGGGGCAATGGTTGATTTATTCAATATTACAGAAGCGGAAAAAATTCGTTTAAAACAAGATGGCGGAGTAATACCTCGCGAAATATTAGATTTTAATGGCCAGAAAGAGAGCAGTCCCGAAGAATGAACTGGATGTTGAACTGCGTTATGCCAACTGGCTTGCGCAGACAATATTAATGCTCCAACCCAAAAACCTTGGTTTAGTGGCAGGCCGTGGGGGAGGAAAAACCACGGAGATTGCCGCACAACGCTTTCAGGATATTTCTTATGATATGCCGGGTTGTTATATTGCCCTTTCCAGTGATACTTTTATGAATGCCAGGAAGAACGTGGTCCCTTCATTAATTGAAGGTTGGAAACGGAACGACTGGATGGAAGATTATCACTTTGTAATCAACCGCAGACCTCCTTCATTTTTTGATAAGCCATATAAAGCCCCGATAGAATGGAAGGATTCTATAACTGTTCACAACGGCACCCACTTCAAAGTAATTTCCCAGGACAGGCCCTCGGGCGGTGCCGGGGATTCTTATCAGCATGTAGGTGGGGATGAAGTAAAATTCCAATCGGAAAGGAAAATAAACAAACTCACCCCGGCGGTTCGTGGGGGTGAAATCAAATTCCGAAAATCCCCGTATTATGGTGGGCGGACTTTCATGACGGATATGCCAAATACAAACCACGGGGAACACGACTGGATCCTTCGGATGGAAAAAAATATGGATGTCGAGCAAATTACTTTGATGCTCCATGTTGCCTTCACCATTAACCAGATTAAAATCGAGCTTTACCACGCCGAAACTTCCAAGGATGCCAAGAATTATGAGAACACAAAAAACAAGTTGGATCGATGGATCGAGCGGTTCAGGCTATTGCGGAAAAATTCCACGTTCTTTTATATTGCCAGTTCCCTGGTGAATGCTGATTTTTTAGGACTTGATTATTTTAAGGAGCAGCTGGAGACCATGATATTTTCGGAAGTAGCATCTTCCATTTTTTCCATCACTCCAAAACTGGAAAAAGGAAAGCAGTTTTATCCAACATTATCACAGAAGAATTTTTACAAGGATGGGTTCAATTATTCCAGGGTAGATCAAATTGCCTGGGAAGAAGAGATCGAGGAACTGTCCCTGGACCTAAAATATATAAATCACGAACAAGCCATCGAGGGCGGGCTTGATACGGGGAATATGTGTTCCTTGGTTACCGGTCAGGACCAGGGGAAGGCAAACAGGATCTTAAAAGAATTTTATACCATTCCGGGTACCACTCAGCAATGGATTCCGGAACTGGGTGAGAAATTTGTCGAGTTCTATAAATACCATAAGGAAAAACATTTGTTGCTTTATCCGGATAGGTCCACGCATCAATATAAAAAGGTGGGGGAAGACCATGCTTCAAAATTCAAGAAAGCGGTTGAGTACGATAAGAAAGGAAATTCGACAGGCTGGACGGTGACCATAATGAATGAAGGTCAGGAGACCATAAGTCAGCAAGCGGAATTTGAACTGGCATTTATCATGCTGGAGGGATCACATCCGGAACTTCCGGAAATATTAATGGATCAGCACAACTGCAAATGTTTGAAGTCTTCAATGGAAGGAGCAGAGAAAATCCTTCGGGTCACTCCAAACGGGGAGAAATCAATTCACAAAAATAAATCTTCAGAAAAATTACCGGAAGAGCACCTTCCAATGCGCTCTACAAACTTCAGTGATGCGTTTAAGTATTATATATGTCGGCCGCACTATTTTGAGAAAATCGCAGGTAACAGGATTCAATTTACCGGTTTGCCGGGGGTACGATAACAACATTGCTCCCCAAATGCTCAACTTATAGCCCTGATTTCCCTCGCAAAATCTGTAATTCTTTGAAAATCAACAATCAAACCCCTTTGGCAATGCGCGATTTTATATCTGTTGCACAGAAGAGGCCGCCACGCTCCTCTT